AATCTATCGGCCCTGTTTGTAAGATGCTCTTCTCTTTTCTGAGCAAGCTTATTATTTTCCAGTTGCATCTTCTGAACTTCCATTGCATCCGGTACTCCATTGTCATTAGCATCTCCATCCTGGAATGTAAAGGTATTATACTCTCCTTTAATATTCTCAATATCTTCTTTACGATCGTACTCTGCATTCATGAATTGAGTATCCAGAAGTTTCTCATACTCCATGAATTTCATCTTCCTTTCATCCATGGCTTTGGCAGCATCCTGTTCAGATTGCTGATTCTGCTGCTCTACACGAGCTTGTATTTCTTCAATTTGTAAAAGCTTCTCTTTAAGCTCAGCAATGTTCTGAGTCCTGAATACTTCAAGAACAGTAGAAGGCTTGGTTGCATTCTGTAACATGGCTGTAGCCTGAGACTCCATCTTATTAAGTATTTGCATTGCTTCAGCAGAAGATTCTATAAGAACTCCAAGCTCGGCATTGCAATATTCCTCTGCATTTATTTCCAGTATTTGATTTCCAAATTCTGTATCATACCATAGTTTCCTTACGCCTGATGCATTAGTGAATTTGGAAAGATCTATCAATCCCTGTAATTCAGTTTCAACAAACTCTTCAAACCCATTAAATATCATGTCCGTAATTACCGTGGATTGAAAGGTTGCTCTTTCATTTACTCCTACCAGATCAGATGCATAGGTTTGGCCTTTACGTTGCCGGTTAATTCCCAGTACATCATCCCACTGCTGTTTAAAGTATCCCTGCAATTCTATAAGTTGGGATATGTCATTGAACATACTCATGTCTATAACCTGGTATTGATTCCAACTTTTATCTACCCCTATCTGGTTCCTGTCAAGAAGTGCATAACCCAATGCTTCAGAATAGTAGAAGAATTTCTCTTCATCCCACCCATCCTTGGATGGTATAGCATTCTGATCTATTAATAGTATCTTACCCTTTGATTTAGCTATGGTCAATTCCAGGGTACGGGTTACTATTATATACATGATCTGGAATGGAAGTCCAATTTCCATTGCTGAAATATTTCCCGAATGGGTATCACTATATTTCTTTCCATTGTATGGTAATTTCATTGAACTGAAATTATTCATAGCGTTACGTTGTATTGCAAGAGGTCGCATACGTACATATAGATCATAGCCTATTCTCCAGGTTTCATACCCTTCATTTACTCTACGCCAATCAATGGTTTCTCCTTCAGCAGCTGTATAAGATTCATCTACTTCCAGGTCTTCTACTTCACCGGTTTCAGGATCAACCCTGGATAAGAATCCTATTTTCTTAGTACTCTTCCATACGCAGTGGTATACTGGGATCTTTGCATTATTCTCTGAACCATATGTTGTACTTAAGAAAGATTGAAATGAATTTGCATTGGCGTATATACTCCCTGATCTTATCTTTTCATGATCGTCATCTTTCAATGTATCATAGAATCTATCTGTAATATCACTGGCCGTAAGGTATCTTAATACTACTACCCATTCTCCATCTTCAATGTATTCGGTATCAGGAGATTTATCAAAGTCTATCATCATTGGTGAGATCTTTTCATACACCAGGTTATCAAATTCTACTGATTTATAAGAATAAGACTGCCCTGTTATTAGCCAGTCTTTAAACATTTTCAAGAACTTGGACCTGATCTTATGTTCTACCAATGCTCTCCTCAACCATTTCTGTGCACTGATAGCTACCTTATCTCTATAAGAAGTTTTAAATGATTTCTCTATATCCTCAGGGTATTGAATATTATCCATGGCCTCTTGGACTTTCTGAGCAGCCTCTTCTGAAACTGGTTTACCATCCTCGGTTATCAGGCCTTGAGCCATCATCTGTTTTTGTAGCGCCAGTTTAAAGAAGTTCTCTACATTGGAATTAATGGTTTCATTCAATTGCTCCATATAGGAACTATACCCATCATCTCCTAAATTGTTCACTTGGTACACAAATGGCCGGCGTGGATATTCAGCCATTAATAAATCTATATTGGTACGGAGTATAGTAACCGGTCTTATCTTGGCCGGGAATACTTTATGGGCAGGGGTCTTTGCACTTAGAGGATCTGTAATATGAGTAAACCAACTATTCGGGAACTTGCTATTATATGCATCATATAATGTTTGAAGATCCTGGCCTTTCGATGGAGTATTGTTCGTATTATTAAATGAAGATGCGGATATATAGTAATCAGCATTTTGTTTATACCATGCTTTTTTATCTTTCTCTTTCTCTGCCCATGATAGTATTTGAACCGGCCGGCCCCCGGCAGTTACATTCTGGATTGCATCGTCTTTCATGTTGATGAGTTTTTACAAAACTAATACATTTGTGTTGTTCCGGTTTCAACAGTTTCGCCTCCTGAGAATAAGGTTCGGGAATAAAAATCTGATCTTTGTTTCTTGCTATTCTGGTATATGGCTAATTTTTCTTTCAACATGAACATTGCAATGATAGCTGATGATAGTCTATCTGTATTAGTATTGGGCCCTGCTTTCCTCATTTCCTTTAAGAATGGAATATCCTTAATACAATGTACATTAAGAATCTGTTTTCCGTTTTCATCAATACCACGTGGAGTTGTATGCCAATCCTCCAGGTACATCATACCCATCTTTTTACGATCGGTAGACATATTCATCAGGTAAGATCTGTTTCGTGTTTTAGATGCTAACTCTTTATTATGCAACATCTCGGGTTCAAACTCGATCTTGTGTATAAGCCTGTTGGCCTTAGCATAATCCACTACTCCCTGGCCACCCCCTGAAATCTCTCCTTGAGCTGTGCAGTTATAGTAATTTGCGAGTTTAAATAAATTTTCATAGCATGTCTTTAAATGCTTCGGCCTTCCTACAAACCATGCTACCGGCAATTCATTATATGTCGGATCAATCCTGTTATTTACTTTCCACACATAGGCTGCGAATAGAGATGTTTTATCCTGAGCATCATCTTTATAGTAAGCATCGAATACCAGTTGGTATATTCCATCAGGTACTTTACCTCCCACATCCCTATACGGCCTTTCTACTATTGTGATACATCCATCGAGAGATGCATTTTCTGTACTCTGATGTGGAAAATCAAGTATAGGTTTAGCCTTTGGATCTATGATGAATTCTACTCCTCCTAAAGAATCTTCTGAAGAGCTATGTACCATATTCCCATATCTTATCAAGGCTTGTTCTGCAGGAGATGATTCAAGTTTCTTAAGTGTATAATCTATCTCCGCTATATTAAATCCATTACTGTTCAATCGCTGAAATGCTTCAGATGGTTTTTGAGGATACTCTGCTTTCCTTCTATCAAGAGCTTTCGGATCCTTTGAATCTTTCTTCTTATCTCTCTGCTCATTATCAGAATCAAGTGCAGCTTGCATATCACAATTCCCATCTATATCATGGTATAGGAAGTTAGCCCTGAATGAGGGAACAAAGTATCCGCATGTATCAGAAGTATTTTCCCATACATTCGGAAATGCCATCATATCCCATTCTTCCGGGTTTCCAAAGATGTCCTCAAGTCCCTGGATAGAAGGGCCCTCCTCTCCTCCTGTTCCAAATATACTCATCTGTCCTACATAGAAATCCCCGTCACGTAAGGAGCCTAAACATATTTCAACTGCATCTTTAAGATTGGAGAAAGAACCTGATTCCTCGAATGATATTTTCTTACCTCTCTTTCCCCGGGCCTTATTTGCATTGTCAATGATCACTCCCATTATTTCAGCTAAGGATCCTCTTTCTTCCCCTTGAGAATCAAGGTAGGAAGCTCTTTGATGCATGAGTGTATCTTTCTTCTGCCTGTTTTGTTTCCAATAAGGTATATGAATATTGATCCAATCCAGATCATCTTTCACCTTGTTCAATATTCCATCCTTGGTAAGATACTGTTCAATAGCAGCCATATAATAACTCTTTGAACCTGCAATGAAATTATAATTATATACTCCATCAGCTGCTTCCATGTAGGAGAAACCGGCTCCCCTTGTTTTAGCACAACATATGTGCTGGCCACCGGGGGAATTAATTCCCATGAATGTACCTCCATTCCATGCAATGTGTTTAAACTTCCACCATTCATATTGCATTTCTATGAAACGTGGGAAACCCAGTATCCTGTCTGCAGTTCTCTTGGGCACCTTCCCATGTTTGTCTCTCCTTTCCTCGTAAGCTTTGAGAGCTACCTTATCATCTACTTTCCACATTGGAGTGAAGTTAAGATCGAAATAGTGTCTACCAGGAATCCATGTACCTCCAATGGAATATCCATTCAGGCATCTTTCATTATGCATATTCCAATACTCAAAATATTCTTTGGATCCCCTTGGAGCAAGAGTATATTTTCCCCCATTGTTTCTAAAGTCTATTGCAGCTTCAGAGAAGTAGCGTGTATTTACCAGGTTATGCCACATAGGTTATTAGTTCTTGTTTAATATAGTAGCTATGTCCAGGTAATTGACTTCATCAATTCCTTCAGGAGAAGTTTCTTTCCATTCTTCAGCTGCCTGTTCATTCTCTACCTTTCCAAAGTATTTCATTTCCCTGTCCCCCATAGTAGCTGAACCTCTGATCGAGGATACCTGTGAGAGTTCTTCTTCTATTTTCTTTCTAAGCTTTGACAGCTCATCATAGGCTTTATTTATGGCGGCAACGTTTGCAGTAAATTGGTTGGGAGTGTAAAGCAATTTGCCTTGTTTATCTTTCTCAGTAAAATTAACAGTAGTCAAATATTTGTCCATTGATTCCAGCCCTCTTAAGGCGGCCCTATAGGTTTTAAGCGGTCTACACATTTCATATTGTAATAGCTCATACTTGATCAAGGCTTCTTTCATTATTGGGATCTCCACATCTTCTTTCCTCAACCCGGTATAATTAAGAGCCTCTCCCTGTTTCTTTTCCTCATCCCAGTCTGATATACACGAAGTAAAATCCAGCATGAAATAGATGTATGACAATCTCTTTACCCCTAAGGTATCTTTGTCCCATCCGGTTTTAAGTTTAAGCCTATTGCTAAAGAGAACATTGAATTCAGGGATAAGTTTTATCCATGGCACGTTGACCTTTACTTCACTTGTAGAATCATCTATTTCAAATAGTTTCATGGCTTATCTATATAGAGTTTTATATTGTTTAAATCCCCTCCGATTCTAAACTGGGCAAAAGTCTCATCAAACTGAATAATAGCTGAGTACCATTCCTCTGAATCCTCTTCAACTTCATGTATGATATTCTCCAGTTCTTTCCACTGGTTATATCTTTCTTCAGGGATTACATACCAACCCCCATCATCTGTTTGTAATACTTTAACCGGGATTACGAGCATCACTAGTGTATCACTCATCTTCTTTAGGTTTAATGTTAATTGGAATATTCATCATCACTCTACGATGGTTTGCCCATTGTACCTTTTTCGGCTTGGCTTTAAACTTACCAAAATAGGGGATCATGACCGTTTCGAAAGCTCCTTTCTTAATAGTGGATGCTATGAATTTGCCTACTATGTGCATGCACTCTTCCACTTGTTTGGGAGAAGTCTTACACCTGGCGGCTGTCTCTTTATACAGAGCCTGGTTGGCTATTGAAATATCTTTCAATTTCCTGTTATCCGATGGTGGTTTATTTTGCAATGTATCCTTTGGCTTTAGCGTCATTTAAAATCATCTCTATCTCTTTACGAAGATAGGGAATATTAAGAACAGTTTCTTTTAAGCCATCCGGTATATGTATAATATTCCTCTTGCCCACTTTGAATCCCAGGTACTCTGCCATGTATTGATAGAGAGATAATTGAAGTGCATAGAGAATTAGTTTGCAGTCTTCCAGGTGAGTGATAGGGGATAGAAGCCGCTTACGGGATCCATCTCTAAACTCAAATCCTCTTACATCCAAAACCTTGTTAGTCTTGAAGTCATCTATATCCATGTACCTTCCATCTTCCCGGGTAGTTATAGTGCACTTGTCTGCCCGGCCGGCTATTCCCCATTCATGGTGCCATAGTTTCAATTCAGGGTATATCCCATCTTCCAGGGAATTATAGTCTAACAACCTGGCTTCAGATGTATTGATAGCCTTGGGAGATGTTTGGTACTCTATCTTCTCCTTAGCATTGTGCATTGCTGTTCCATACTCTCTTGCAGCCTTGGAAGTCTTAGCCCATTGTTTAATCCAGTACTCCGGAGTATGCCCATGCTTCTCTGCATAAGCCTTGGCCCGTATCTTAGTTTCAAAAGGTTGTTTATACTTATTGATCAATGTAGTAGCCGATGTATAGATTCTTACCTTACCATCAACCACTGTATAATAAGTGTGAGTTGCATCATTATATAATACTTCCATAGTTTCATTTTAGATACAAAGGTATGTAGTTATTGCATGCCCCTCTATTTTCAAAAAATTTTTTTTATAATTTTTTAAAATCAAGTGTGTCTGATGGGAGTGGGACCATTTCCGAGGTGAGTCCGCTACGCAGACTTGGCGTGGAAGTACCCGGGTGTTTTACCCTTCTAGTATAATCTTCGCCACAAGACGTTTGCTGTTCAAACGAAAACAGCCACTTTAATTATGAACACTAAAGTTCAGACACTCCAATCAGTTGCCAACATCCTGAAGTCCATGCTTGACACTTCAGACAGTATGATTGGACAAGACATCGTTGTTCGTGTGACACGCATTTCACCGATTCAACAAGTATTAAACGGCGATAAGCAGCCAGTTCCGGCAGCAGACGGTTCAGGTAATTTAATGCGTAAGATTTGCAATACGAACTATGTGAGTCATATTGCCAAATCTAATCCACGTAACCTGGAAACACTTGCTAAAGGGCAAGCGTTCGAAAAGGCTGGTGACTTTGATAAGGCTGAAGTAGAATATCAGACGCTCCGGAACAAGGTGCAGCTGACATTCAATGTCTTATCCTCAAAGTCAATCTTTGATGACATTCGTCCAGGCGATCAGGTTGTTGGAAGGTTGGAAAAGGTTACCACACCTAATGGCTCGTTCCTCACATTATCCAATGTGGTGCGTCGTGAGCCAACTGTTGGTAAAGCTTCCAGCACAAACTGGTTGACAGCTCTTCCTGATGACACTGCAGGTGATGACACTGCAGGTCCTAAAGCTGAAAATGCTTTGGAATTCGAAGACGGTTCTGATGATGAGCCTATCAGCTAAGCTTCTCATTCGGTATAAACTGAACATGGTGCAATTAACGCATCGTGTTCAGTTCTTTCACTTAACTCACATTCCTCATCCTACAATATCATGTCCACACTAATCTCAATAAACGGCATGGTGCATCAGCTCTTGTATGCCTCAATGGCAGACTTGAAGGCGCAGATCGCATCACTATATGCCGAGTCTAAGCAAGACTGAACTGAGCGCCATTCACAACTCTCTCATATGCCTCAACAGGTTTATGTGGGAGTTGTTTTATTCAACGAGCGTCAGTATAGTCTTGTAATTCAGCGAGGGTCAGATAGTTGGTAACATCACTCTATCAGGGGCTTTCAATCTCTTGATGTCATTATTAGTTGGTCTCCATTTCTTGTCAGCTAAATACATTCTCTTACTGTATTCATATAGTGCTCCGTACACACTCAGCGGTCGGCCTTTACGTATTTTAGCTGGATTGACTAAAAATATGTCAGTGCCTTCAATAGCCTCAATGATATTTGCTTTTTTCAATTGAAATAAAGCTCCTCGTGTACGGGCTGAGTCTTTATCCGGACATTCCCATAAGGGATTGTTCATGTTAAGCTCTTGTTGTATTCTTATTACTAGTTTAATCGCTCCGAGACTAAGGTTTGAGTATATATCTGCTGAGGATATAAAGATTTCCTGACCTGCCTGGAATGATAGTTCAGCTACTGGTATTAGTTCAATAGAACCATTGCTAAGCCTCTCTTGAACAGTGCTTCTATGGGTTCCTTGCTTAACTAATTCCATTACTTTGTCTGCAATCTGGTAGTGCAGAGGTATTCTATTTGCCATGATTTAATAATTTGTTGCAAATATAGCACACGTTGCCTTAAAAGTGCCAAATCTGTCTCGTTTTTGCAACAACTTTAACGAATCTGTTCCGAAAACGGAACATCAAAAGTGACTTAAGTTGTTGTAAATCAATTAGTTAGTGTTTCCTATTTTTATAGATACTATCTATACGGATGTGTTGTCGATATTTTCGACAGAATCTCAAATCTTGTCTATATTATCGACAACTTGTGGATTGCAACGGGTGCCAGGAACACTCACCAACTAAAACTGCCATTATCACACTACTATTCCATGATCAGATTAAAGAGAGTAGTAAGATGTGTAGCTTAACACATGAGAGTCAACAATAGAGTAATACTCCAATTAGATTATATCAACCTATTATATTACCGGAATCTATACTCCTAAGACACGTTAAACTAAATAAGAGTAGATTTAACCTGTCAAATAACCGCATCATTCAATACATTATAACCTCACAACCTGTTATTATGTGA